TTAGAATAAGCACCTCCAAATACCTCTGTCTCTATCGTTTCTTCGATATCGATCTGAGTCACTGTAGTCGATTGCATCGAACCTTGAGTGAAGGCTGGAGTAATTGGATTTGCCCTTGCAGCAACTGGTGTTAGTAGCAGCAAAAGTAATAGGCATTGTCTCATACTTTTGTTACCTTTTTGGTATCTACTCCTTCAATCTTAATAGGAGTTTCTATTATTATATGCTGTGTAGCTCCAGTAGGTTTATCTTTATGTTCTTTTTTCTTGGCTGTATCAATCCCAAAGGTAGCTAGAGCTGAAGTAAATACGAAAGTTATGAAAGTTATATCATTGTTCTGCTTATTATCCATCCCTGGTAGGGGTAAATAATTTAAACTAATTATGAATCCAGACCACACAACAACGCCAAGACGTACAAATGTACCAAGGATTTGAAGCTCTGCCTCTCTATCCTCCATACCGTCTTTAAACTTTCCTATTAAACTTTTCTCCTCAGCCATGCCTTTTAAATCAAAAAAACAACAAGGTTATCTCTATGCTAACAAACCCAAGGTCGCACAAAAGTTTGCAAAACATTCAAAAGGTGCGAAAATGAACAAAGGTTATAAAACTAAGTAAATGCCAGAGCATACTGATTTACATAAAGAAGCTGCTGTCAACAAAAAAATTAGACAGGAAGGTATTGAACGCCAAAGAGAAATTCAAACTCAAAAAGCTACAGAACGTTTAAAACAGAAAGAAAAACAAGATAGAGGAGTGACACCAGTTACTATAAGAATACCTGTGATACCTTATAAAGGTGACAAGGATGCTAATCGTGATTGGGGTGAAGCATCTAGAAGAAGTGGAGGATAATTAAGCTATAATTTGTACGAACTTAGTTATCCCTATGCTCGTACTAATCAAGCCTATACTCTTTGCTTTTGTTAAGTCAGACTCAGTTAAGAAGCTGATCGTTGACTTACTTAAGAAGCTTGTGTCTACTACAGACAATACGATTGATGATAAAGCGGTATTATTAATAGAGCAGAACCTATTCCCTAAAAAGTAACAATGGCTAATCAAGGACCAAGCTCCCCTATTAAATACTACCCAGACGCTAATAGTGGTAAGGGTGGTTATTTAATAAACACTGGTGCTGGTAGACCAGGAACCGTTAGACCGAAAGGTACGGCAGCTTTCCCACAAGCTAATAGAGGTATAGAAAAAGTACGCAAAAACATTCATTATGGCTAGACGTAAGGCACAAGGAATGGCCACTGAGAATGAGCTTCAAGCTCTTCATAGGTTGGTAGCTACAAAACTTGTTGAACAACTCAATAAGGATAACGTTAAAGCTTCCGACCTAGCCAACGCTATAAAATTCCTTAAAGATCAGGGCATCACACTTGATAAGAATGGAGACATTTCAGCTATTGGTGAAATGATTGAATCTCTTCCAGAGATCGATATGTCCAAAGTTAAATCTTACATAAGTGCCTAATGCTAATCAAAAACAAATTATTAAGGAAGCGATCAGTAGCTTTCCAGTTTTTGCTACTCATCTCTG